TCGTTTATATTTTCTAACTTCAAAATTTTGAGTTGCTAAGTCTAGCGTTTGCCATTCTTGGTTAACTATATTATTGTCAACGATATAATGTAAACCTATAAATAAAATAGCATTGTTATTTAATGCATCTTTTCCTAAATCCATTGATAAGGTTAATTTCTCACCTTGTTTTGCTGTTAAGTTAAACATAGTTCCTAAACCTTTATAATCTCCGTTAGGTGTACCCCAAATATGCAATCCTCTTCCAAAATTAGTTATTGCGTGTCCTTTTTGCCAATTTAAACCACTATTATTTAATCTAGCCATTTCCCAGCTTTCTAAATCTTTAGCAAAGTTAGAATTAAGTATATAGTTTCTTCCACCTACACTAGTTGGGATACTTTCCCTTACATTACTAATCTCACGACTGAAACTATTAGCTGTTTCTTGCACTTTATTTTCAACAACAGACGTAGTTATATATCTTTTGTTGTTTACCCAACGTTCAATACTACGTCTTTCTGTAGCTAGTTGATTAGCTGTGTTATTTTGAACCCAAATTTGTAAATTAGCTGTTCTTACTCCGTCTTGATTCTTGTAGTTTTCTAACGCTGTTAATTGGTTGGTTATCTCTCTGGCACTCTCTGTAAACTTGCTACTAAATTCTGTGTTCTTAACAAAACCTTTATTATCAATTATTCTATTGATTTCAGTTCTTTCCTGACTTAATTGACTAGCTGTATCACGTTGAACCCATTGTTTCAAGTTTTCAGTTCTACTTTCATCTTGATTTTTGTATTCTTCTAAAGAACTAATCTTGCTTGTTAGTCCATCTACACCTTTAGTAAATTCAGCTTTAACTGCATTTAAACTATCTTCATTTTTCTTTTTAACGTCAGTAAATTCTCTAGTAATGCTAGTTTCAAGTTCTGTAACCTTACTAGTAGCACCGTTAACCAGTCCTCTAAGCTCTCTTACTGTTTCATTGTTAGAAATATCTTGAATGTTGTTTACTCTATCAGATAAGGCTTGAATTTGTTTAGTAGCTTCAACTCTGTTCTTGCTTATTTCTAAGTTTGTAGCTTGGAATTGTCTGTTGTAGTTTTCAACGGTGGTTGATACTTGGTTTCTAATAGGTGTTAGTTTTTTCTCTAGATCTTCATCTATTTTAGCTATTGTTACTTCACTTGATGCTTTAGCTTTTTCAAATCCATCTTCAATCTTTTTATTGATTTCATCTGTATTTTTCTTGAACAGCTTGTCATAATTTTCACTACGTTCTTTGACTTTTCGCTCTATATCCATAGTGATAATATCTGTATAAGCGTTAGCTTTAGCTATAGCACCACTACTGGCACTTGATACCTCTGAACCTAATCTACCTTCTTTTTCACCTAGAATAAACTCTTTCCATTTTTTTAGCATTGGATCATAATGAGTTTCAACAACTCTTATTCTTTCGTCCACACCATATTTTAAATATTTTAAAATTACAGTGTCACCACGATTGATATCTTCAGTTAGTTGTTCATAAGTTACCTTGATAGAGTTTTTCGGCTTGTCGATATTTTGTTTTGTGAAATATTCCATGGCCCACTCTTCCAATTCTTCAGCAGTTCTTAAATCATTGTTAGATACTGCTATTTCATTGATGAATGGATAATCATTAATCAACGGACTTTCTACAATTAGATTAATAGTAATTTCTTCATCTAATGCTTCTAGTTCTTCTTTTTGTCGTGCTTTTAATGATTCAATTTCAGCTTTCTTTCTATCAGCTATCGCTTGACTTTCAGCTTTTCTTTGTTGAGATTTTCTCTCTCTTGCCTGATATTTAGCATTTACTTCTGATTCAATTTGAGAATATGATTTAATTACTTTACCACTACGCTTTACTTTCTTGTTATTCTTAGCAAGTTCTTTAGCGTATCTTTTAGCTATTTCATCTTTCATTTGTTGAGCTTTTTTAACAGCATTTCTACCTTGTGAGTATTCTTTTTGAGATTCCCTCAAGGCTTTTAATTGTTGTCTGTGCTGTTCTCGCAAGTCTTTCTTATCGTACTTATCACCAACTTTAAAAGTTGAACTAGCATAAATTCTAGTAACAATTTCATCAGAATTACTAGTATTAACAAATTCACTTATATTTTTAGCTGTAGTTAATACTTCTTCAGTATCTCTTCCTAAACGTTCTAACAAGCTAATTTGTTTATCATGCATATCAATATCTGCAGAATAAGTATCAGCAATTCCACCTAATAATTCAAATGATGTTCTAAGTTTATTATCAGTATCATCATTATGTGATACAAATGAATTAATAGCATTTATATCTGAATAATAAGAGAAATCTTTTTCACTAGATAAAAAGTTAGAATACCATTCATCAAGTACTGACATACAGTTTACACGAAGTCTCCCGAAGTTATTCACTAACCTTTTACTAAAATCATAGTTCTTTTGATAAGCTGTCACAGTAATACATTTATCATTTTCAGATATATCAATATCCTTAATTCTAAATAAGTTTGTTCTGTCATGCTCATCAGCTTTTACAATCATACCTTTTTCAATGAAAGAATATAGATCATTGTCTACTGTTGGATATTTGAATGTTAATTTATACATTGTATTCAACACCCAGTGAATGTCAGAATCATAAGCATTATTCAATACTATTCCGTTATAAGTAAAATCCGTTTCAAATTCATCATATAACCATAACATTAAACAAACGCCCCCCATCTACACTCTATTTCCAACCTAGTAATTCCATTACCTAGAACAATCCCACTCACTCCTGGTTTAATCTCAAAGAACGCTCCTAGCATTACACTATTTAATAAATTTCCGTTCTTATCATATACATTTTGTTCACCTTGTTTGCATTCAATAACTAGCTTTTCAGATAGTTGTTTTAATCTAACTACTTGATTTCCTATAGTTAGTGTTATGCCACTCGTTGAATTTCCATATAGCGTGATTTTAGGATACATTATTACATTGGTTTCATTGTTGATAACTCCGTTACTTGTGTATGTCTTAATATCAGAAGCAATGCTATATGAGAATGGATTACAAGTGAATACTACGTCTATTTCATATTCATCAACTTCACCCAGTCTAGCTCTTACTGCAGATACTGTTAACACCTCATAATATCTGCCAGGATTATCAGAGGCTATTAATTTACCACTACCTTCTAACCACACTAATAATTCATTGATTTGGTTTAATTTTACATTGTGGATTAATAGCTTATATGACTTTTCTACAAGTTCATACGCTGTAGAAGTTCTTACAATTCCTCCTGACATATCATCAGATGTGAATATTTTGTCTTTTCTTTTCCCTTTATTGATTCCATCATTTTCCATTACAAAAATTTCAAAGGGAAAATCGGCGGTAGACTTCCCTTTGAAGATTAACTCATTATAATGTAACGACATTTCTACCACCTCCAAAACTCATATTTTTGTATTCTTTCATAGATCTTACTAGTTTTTGTTCAATCTCTTTTACTAATGTATCAATGTCTTCTTTATTGTTTATATTATTTCCTGTTACGTTGATAGTAATATTAACATTAGGATTATTAGCTCCATATTGTTCTGCTAATGTTCCACTTATTCCTTTAATTTTCTCTCTTGTTGATAATGGTGTAATATTCACACCACTTCTTGTTACTTGGAATAATTCTGGGCCAGCTTCTCCTACAATACCTTGATATCTTGGTGGTAAACTTTGAGTAGCTCCTATCATACCACCATTAGCAAACATATCAATATTCCCACCATGAGCATATAAATCAATTTTTCCACCTGTGGCAAATAACCCTAATTTTTGGAGCAATTGAATAGGTCCACTAGCAGCCACTGAAATAACAGTTTGCCAAAATTGAGGAATACTTCTTACCGCCCAAGAAGCACTATTAGCTTTGTTCGTGATATTATCATTAGCTTCTAATTGCTTTGTAGGTGTAGGTGTTGCATTAAATCTATCTACTGAAGCTTTTGCTGTATCAGTAAATGGTGTCGCATTACCTTGAGCCATAATACTTTTAGTACCTGGATTAGTTGCTGCAAATACATTTAAACTATTTGTTGCATCTTGTGTAAATGGACTAGCATTTCCGCTAGCTGATAAATTCTTATCAACAGGATTTGTTCCGTTAAATAAATCTAACTTCCCTTGTGCATCTATAATTGGTTGACTTGCATTATCATTAACTTTTAGATTTTTTTCATTAATAGCTTGTGCGTTATAATCTAAAACCTTTTTAAATACATTATCTATACTTGTACTTCCCTCATCTCTTAACATAATTGATTTAGGTGGCAAACTAGCATTTTTAAATGTATCTATTTTCCCATTGATGTTATCTAATGGTAAGCTTGCTTTATCTACAATCTCAACATTTTTAGGATGTATTCCTTTCTTATCCAACCATTCTAAATCTTCTTTAGTCATCTTAATAGTACGGCCTTGACTTTCAGCAATAGTTATTGCTTTCATTATGTCTGGTAATGCAATAAGTCGTTCATAATCACTTTTAAAATTAAATACAAGATCATGACCTTCAAATTTAATTCCTATAGCTTTAATATCTGAGTGACTAGTCCAATTATTTAGAATTTCATTAACTTCTTTTACTTTGGCTTCAATAGAACCTAAATTATTAATGTATTCTTCTTTAGTATCTGTAATTAAACCAATTTGTTTTAATGCTGCAATTTTAGCGGCTAAGGCTGTTTCTTCCATTCCTTTTTTCAGAAGGTCTTGAGCTTCTTTGCTTGAGGTTGCCGCCTCTACCGCACTCTTACCTAGTCTCTTATAGAGATTCTCTATTTCATTCATCTCTTGAGTTGTTAAACTTCTATGGTCTTTTGCAGCATTAGATAGAATTTCTTTAATTCTTCCTTGTGCTTCTTTTGCTGAATTAATCTGAGTATCAAAGGTTTGTTTTACAACTTCTGCTTGTTTTTTATACTCTGCTTCCTCAATTATTCCCTGTGCTTTAAGAGCATTCAATCTATCCATTTCAGCTTGTCTACGCTTTTCAATACCTTCAACGGTAGATAATGTTAAATCATTAATAGTTTTTATTTGAGCCATTGCATAATCTGCTGTAATAGTTTTATTCTCTAGATAGCTTGATTGAATACTTGATAATGAATTACCTAACATAATCCCATAGTTTCTGAACTTAGTTTCAATCTCGTTTACATCTTCATCACTTAAAGATAGATTCTCTTTTAGTTTCTTTCTGATTTCTCCATCAGATGAATACCAACTACCTTCTTTAAAGTTTTTATCAAGACTTTCCATGATTGAAGTGTTAGCTTTTTTAATCTTTTCAGTTTCCTCTACTATGGCTTTACTATTATTTTGAACATCACCTTTTAATCTGTCGATTGCACTTCCAGATTGTGTTGCACCCTTAATCACTTGATCATACCACTCTTTGTATTTTCCGTTAGTTTGTTCAACGGATGCTTCATGATTTCTACTATCTTTTGTCATTTCACGATATATTCCATATCCTAATCCAACAAAAGCAGCTCCAATTAATGCAGCTCCTGCAACATATGGATTAGTTAACATAGAAGCCATACTTCCAGTAGTTGCAGCCTTAGTTCCAACACCAGCAATTTCAGTACCTAATTTGGCAACATCAGCCACTGCTTTACCAGTTCTGATTTTACCTAACCATTGAATCAGAGTACCTAGACTCTTAATTCCTCCACCTATTCCAGTTGTTAATCTTCCTAGAACAGATAAGAATGGTCCCATACCTAACACTGCTAATTGTACAGCAGGTGGCAATTTACTAAACCATAACATCATGTCACCTAATGTTTTTACAAGTGGTTTAGAGTGTTGTAATACTTCTGCTAATCTAGGTAATAATTGTGCTCCCATTTCAATGGCCATTTTTTGAATTTCATTCTTAGCCATTTGAATTTTACTAGCACTTGTTTGGTATCTGATGCTTGCTTCTTTAGTTAAGGCTGTATTTTCTTTCCAACCTTTATTTGCAATTTCTAAGGCTTTACCTAATCCACTATCACCATCTAATGCTCCAGAAAGTCTCTTCATGGCATCAGCTTCACGAATACCTGTTACACCTAATGATGCTAGTACATCGTTAACATTACCTCCACTTTCTTTTACATTTTTAAGACCTTTAAGAACTAATCCAAGTGCCTCTACAGGTCGATTATTGAATGCATTAGCAAATTCACTAGCACTAACTCCAGCGGCTTTAGCAAACTTACCTAAGTTTTCTCCACCTGACATTACTGCGTTTTGCATTTTTGTCATAACCTGTGTCATTGCACTACCACCAGCTTCTGCCTCAATACCAACAGTACTCATTGCAGCCGCTAATCCTAATACATCAGCCTCTGACATATTAGTTTGTTTACCCATCCCAGAAAGTCGTTGTGACATTTCTACAATAGATTTTTCATTTGTGGCAAAGTTGTTTCCTAATTCTACTAATGTAGAACCTAGATTTCTAATACTGCTTTGACTTGTTCCCATTACAGCCATGAATTGTGCTAAGCTTGCTGCACCTTCTTCACTACTTAAGTTGGTAGTAGCTCCTAAATCTGCAATAGTCTTTGTGAAGTCAACTATGTTTTCAGTTTTAATACCTAACTGTCCTGCTACTTCACCAATTTTCGCTAATTCATTTGCACTAACAGGAATCTCCGTAGAAAGATTTAAGAAACTCTGTCTAATCTTTTCTAGTTGTTCTGGTGTTGCATCTACAGTTTTAACTACTCCAGCAAAATCACTTTCAAAATTGATTGCACTTCTAGCGGCCAATAACATTCCAGAAGATATCCCAGCAGTAGCTCTTGTTAAACCGTCACCAACTCCCGACATCTTCTGTCCTAAAACTTGTGCTCTAGTACCAACATCATTAAATCTTTGAGCTGTATCAGCTAACCTACCACCACTATTTCTAAATGCAGTATGAGTTTTCTCAACTGCATCTCTTAATTTAAAATAGCTTGTTTCAGCGTTTGCTATTTTAGTTGGTAATGCTCCTAATTCTTTCTGTTGAGTGCTTAACGTATTGTTCAAGCCTTTAATTTGCGTTTCAAGGCTCTTGACTTCCTGTTCAGTCTTCTTATATGCTTTGCTTGTGTTTGCTACTGTTTCTTTATATTTTTGAACAGCAGCACTACTCTTACCATAAGTGCTTTCTAAGTGTTTTAAATGCTCCTTTTGACTTTGTAACAACGTTCCATTAGTCTTTAGAACTGATTGTTTTTGCCTGAAAGCATTCGATAACTTTTCAATCTCTTTAGGTATTTCACTAGTAGATTTTTTTAAAGCATCATATTTATCTTTTAAATTATTAACATTACTTGCTGATTGCTTCATTTGAGTAGTTAGTCCACTCATCTTTGCTTTGTAGATATCATATGCTTTCGCACCACTACCTAATGAAGCTATATTTCTTCTAGCTTCAGCTTGAAGTTGTCGTAAGGCATTTTCACCTTGCTTAATAGCAGAGGTAAAAGACCCTACACCTTCTGCAGTCAGTATGACACCGACTTTATCCATGTAACTTGCCATTTTTACCTCCTATAATATATTACTTGCGTTAGTAACTCTTATGCCCTCTTCTTCAGAATCATTCGTTGTATAATTATCTTCAATATATCTATTAATCATATAAACAATATAATCTAATGAATAATCATACATAAATTCATCTATAGTCATGTTGAACCAAGTTCTACACTTATAAAATATATCGTCCCAATCTATTTCTTGTGTTTCTTCTGTCTCTTCTTGGCTTTCTTCGGATTTCTGCTCACTACTTTTGGTTGTGAATGAACTAGGTCTTCTACCTGTTCTTCTAAAATATTCTTTCCCAGTTCACTATCATCAGTAATCCCTAACATTTGAAGTAATGTTGCTGTTTGATCTCCATACATAGCTTCTTGATATTTTAGAATAAATACTTCCAAGTCAGTATCAGTTACATTTTCTAAAACTTCCTCAAGTGTTGTTTTTAACTTATTAGCTTTCAAAATAGATACTAAAAATTTAGCACTAGCAATATTCTTTTCTTTTAAATATACATCTGCCCATTCACCTTGTTTAATACCAAAGTCTGCTTCCAAATGTAACCAAACTGCTAAATTACATCTTAATTCAACTTCATGTCCTAAAATATCTGTTTTAAAAGTCTTTATATTTTTTGTAAAAATACTCATTTATTACCTCCAAAAAAGAGCCAACTTATGTCGGCTCTTTAAATCTTATTTATTATGCTCTAGGGACTACTGTAGAATCTGTTTGACCGTCTTTAATACATGCTTTTAAAGTTTCTGCGTCATAGAAACCATTTAATAATAATTTCTCACGATCATATAAATTAGTTGTACGTAAGTCGATTTTAGAGTATACTTTTTTATTTCCAATTACTGGGAATGCCTCAATAGTAACCTGTGCAATATTTTCTTTCTTCTCATCAGTTTCAGTTTCTGCATTGAAATCTGGATGTTTTAATTGACAGTATGGGAAGTTGTAAATAATTTCTCCACCATTTTCGTCTGTAACAAGGAATGACCATCTGAAATATTTATACTTCGGACTATCTCCTTGAACATATGCACCATCTGCAAGTTTAATCATTCCACTCATTTCTTCTACAAAACCTTCTGGGAAGAATCCAATATCTACAGTCATCTCTGCACTTGAGAATTTAACAATATCACGTAATTTATTGTTTGATAAATATACTGTTTTATTTTTTGTCTGCCCTTTAAATGCTACTTTATCTATTGCGAATACTTCGTATACCTTATCCTCATATGTTAATCCACTTTCACTAGTTGGTTCTGTCTTTACTTTTTGTAAATAACCAGCACCAACACCTGTCATTAACGCTCTTTCTACTCTCTCTTTAGTTACTGTCATTTCAGTTCCTCCTATTTATTTAATAATTTATCTTTAACTTTCTTAGCAAATGAATCTTTGTGTTGTAATGCTGCAGGTCTAATATGTGGCTTAGGAGCAACATATTTTCTACTGCCTTTTTTATATCTTCTTGCACGCTTACCACGTCTTTCTCTACTAGTAGCTTTAGAAAACCCAGCATGAAATCCTACTTCATGGAAATATAAATGTAGATTGGGCCTACCTGCCCAACCTACTGTACTTTCATATAATGCATGTTTTGTAATAATACCCTCAACACCAGCACCAGTTACTTTTAAACCTTTACTAGTGGCGATTTTTCTCGCATCATCTTTAATTTCTTCTGCTTCTTTTTCTACTATGCTATTAATAGATTTAGCATTACTGCTAATCTTATTTAACTTAGCAATTACTCCGCTAAATCCAAACTCTTTTGTCATGAGTAAATCTCCAAGAAATACATAAATTGAGTTTCTTTTCTGTCAGCATCCACATCAATTACTTCTTGCCAAGAACCAGTATTTAATTTAGTATCATCCAATGAGTTTTGTATCTTTTGTAAAATTTCTGAACCATCCAAATCATGTGGCACTAGATCATAGAAATTTAACTGATATACATGGTGTTTAATTTTTCGCTTATCAGATAATCTTTTTTCTGTAGTATGCACATGAAAATATACAATTTTAGGAAAATCAGTGTCATCACTAAATCCATAAGAAACTGGAATATTCAATTCCATATCTGATATAGTCTGAAATATTAACTCTTTAATGCTCATTTTTAATCACCTCAACCAATGATAATTCAGTTTCATTCTTTTTATGATTATGCCAAATTCTAGAAATCGTATAGGATTTATTTTTAATAATGATAAATAGATCACTTAAAATATAATCATCAATCTGTGGAAATAAACGAATCGCTATTCTTCTTGATACTTCTGTATCAACTTGTAAAGCTTGATATTTTTCTACAGATGTAATATTTAACTTCCTAAACCAAAACTTATTAATTTCTTTTTCAGTTTTTGATGTTAATTTAGTGTTAAACTTATCTTTTCCAAACTCATACTTTACAAATTTAGCTATTCCATCATTATATGTCTGATTAGCTTTTTCTTGTTTTTTTCCTAGATTTATCATTCTATTTCTCCTACTGATAAAGCAAGATTAATAATTTGCGTCCTAAAATTTTTATCAAAATATTCTAAACTATCATTGTATGCATATCTAACTCTTTCAAAAATTAACTCCTGTGCTAAAAGATTAGTTGTCTCATCAAAGTATCCACACTGATTTTTTAACGAAAAAATAGATGAAGAAAGCAACTGTTTAAGTTGCTCATCTTCATCATTATGTAAAATATGTAATCTATCTTTTAACTTTTTTAATAGTTCATCCATAGATTATTCTTCCGTAGTCTCTACAGTTTTTTCTACTTTTTCTTCTTCAGTCTTCTCTTCTGATGTTACTTCTACTTTTTCTTCTTCAGTATTTTCTACAGCTTTGACTTCTTTCGTTTCTTCTTCGAAAAATTCTCTATCATGAACTGATAAATTTTGTTTTAGCTCTGTTAGTCTTTCAACAGGGAAATCTACAGTATCACCTACTTTATATACTTCATCAGAATATTTATCTACAAAAGAACTTAAAATTTTTACTTTAACCATAACTTATCCTCCTATGCTAGTGGTGTAATATTTAAATTATATACTTGTGCTGCGTAGTTATCTTTTGGTTTACCATTTGCATACATTTTAGTAATATATAATGTTGCATCTTCCATAGCTAGAGTTTCTTTGAATTGACTAATTCCAAAACTTCCAGCAGTAATAGCTAAGTATTCACCCTCCACAAAGAAAATTACTTTTCCTGTTGGAACGAAAATTGACTCGATAATCGTTGGATTAAATGGTAAAGCAGTAATGAACGTTCCAGAAGCATTTTGAACAGTTGCTCTTGCCATAATATCGTAATATTCAAACGGATTAATAAGCATAACCACCTTACCAGCAATATTTCTAGCTTGGAACGTATCCTCTTCAGTAACTCCATCTTTTTTCAATCGTTTATATTTTGCAAGACTTTTATGAACTCCTGCAATTTCAGCAATGATAGTCTTAGTATCTTTAAATGTTAAAGTACCTGCTGGAGCTTTTTCAGCATATTGACCTTGAGTAACCGCAGCTAATAAATCACGGTTTAATCCAATTGGTTGACTTTTCCCATCACCTAAAATAAACGCTTTTTCTAAAGCTACTTTTAATGCTTCTACTAAGAATGTTCTTACATATTTTTCAACCCAAACAGGCCCTAATGATAACATATCGTTAGATACTGCAAAGAACGCTGTAAGTTTGTATTGACCGATTTTTTCTTTTCTAAAGTTAGCATTTAAACTACCTTGAATTCCTCCAAATAGTTCTCCCCAAACTGCAGCACCTTCTGGATTACCATAAATAAATTCTGTAATAGCTCCATAGTTTTCTAAACCTAATTTTGCTAATAGTGGATGTTCTTTTACTAAATCATCAAATACACGCTCTTGAGTTGTTTTTGGTAAAGTATCATGCTCTTTAAATCCACCTTGCTCAATTACAGTGTTAAAGAATTTTAATTCTTCAGATGTTAAGACTTGTTGTCCTCTATTACTTAAAATAACATTGTCCATATTATTAGTATTCACATTTGATAAAATATCCTCTCTGATTTCATCAACCATTGTTGACATCATATCATCAAATGCTTTACTTTGTGTTTCCTTTGATTCATTATTTAACACTGAATCTGCATATAAACGTTTTTTTTCTTCAAAATTTTTAAATTTAATTGTCATTTATTTTCCTCCATTATAAAAAGAAACCATTGTTATTTATAGTTTCTTCATCTTCTTTATTGTCTAACACATTGTTATTAACCATACTAGAAACTTTCTGTACAAATGTTTCATTTTTGAATAAGTTCTCAATAAAATCATTCGTTAAAATATTTTCCATATTTTCATCTGCTTTTACTTCTGATTTTTTCTCATCAGCAAAACCAAGTTCTACAGCTTCATCTGCAGTAAACCATGTTTCATTTGAAATATAGTTTTCTATCTCTGACTTATCAATATTAGTTTTTTCGCTATAGATATCAACAAGTAGAGTATCAATTGTTTCTAACGCTCCTAATGTTTTCTTGATTTCATTCTTATTTCCCCAAGCAATTGTTGAGGCTTCATGAATCATAAGCGAAGTTCCAGTATTCATTATTAATTTATTAGCACCCATTGCAATAATAGAAGCAGCACTACAAGCTGTTCCTGTAACCTCAACAGTAACATTGTTTGAGATGTTTTTTAAATAATTGTAGATTTCAATACCTTGAAATACATCTCCACCACCACTATTTAAATATATATGAACATCTCCAGTAGCATTTTCTAACGCTTCTCTAACATCTTTAGCTGATGTTGCCTCATAAAAATATGAACTCTCACCAATAGCTCCACTAATAGTTAGTTCAGTTTTTCCATTTGTTTGTACTGAATTAAAAAAGTAATCAACTTTCTTCTTTGTCACCTTGCTCACCTCCTCCTAAAGTTTCATAGTTTTTAGTTATATGATGTCTATTTGCCAACTCTTCAGTAGACAATTTATCACCTAATTTTAATCTAAGCTCATTAATAGTGTACATTCCACTAGCAATCAACTTATCAATAGAACTCGCAGAATTAAATATATTATAGATCATTATTGGAGTTGTATTTGCTTCTAATCCATCACCATTTAATATCTCTTTTTCTGTGAAAAATTTCCCATTAAACTCGGAAATAATAAACTTAATTAATGGATTAATACAAAACCTCATATAATTATCAGTTTGCTTCTCTACATCTGCTAAATTACCATTCAGTAAACCAACAGGTATTCCTAAACAATTAGCAATATGATTAGTAAAGTTATTAACAACTTTTGCTACCTCATCAACTGATTCAGCCTTAACGCTGTTTTTATTTGCTTCACTATATTCAAGTCCCTCTTGCATAGGTACATTAGCGTACTCTTGGTCTCTAAATGCTTTAGTTATCCTATTAATAAATTCTTGAATCTCATGAGTTTTACTTTGATCATATTTTGTAGTATCAATTTTAGTAACTGCCCTTACTTGAGATTTTCTTTTTTGAAATGCTACAATTCTTGAAAATAGTTCTCCGTAATCTTTATATATACCATTTACAAAGTTTTGTAATCTACGGTTGCTGTAGTGAAAATATAACACACTCTCACTATAGAAATCTCTATCGTACCTAAATGTGTCAATTTGTACATTAGAAAACTTATCCTCATATAATGCGGATTTTTCTCTGTAGAAATCATCTGCAATAACTAAATCATCAGAATCAGTTTTAATAATTAAACACTCATTCTCATAAAATATATTTTCAACAAATTGTTTCCAAAATTCATAAGCATTTTGATTTTTATTAGGTTTAACATTCAACTTGTAATATAGCCTATCTTTTATATATTCACCATTTTTCACAACAAGAAATTCTAATTGTGAAATAGTTCTTGCGATAAGATCTATATTTGTATGTAATGCCATATTCTTCATATGTACATTCTCATAACTATTTTCTATTAAATCTAAATCTAGGAGTATGTCGATTTCTTTTTTTTTGCCAAAAAATCCCAAAATCTCACCTCTTTTTTAAAATTCTAAATTATTTAAGAAGAAATCAACTTCATCATTAAGCAACTCTCCAGCCTTATACATAGCATGTACAAATGCTTGGAATCCATCTGTTTTTCTTCTATGTTCATCCTTTTTCTCATATACCTTATTTCCATCTTTTTTTATATTTACATAAACATTAAACGTGTACCATCTCATTAAAGGATTATCGCCCCAAATTATTTGACGGTTAGCAAAAGCACTCTCTATTCTAGGAATAAGTAGAGGATGAATAGCCTTAGGATTTCTAATGCATACAACCTCAAAGCCTTGTTTTTCCAAAAGCGGTCGTAGTAAATCTAACTTATAATTATCAGCAACTATAGTCTCTAAACCATGCTCTTTTCTCATTTCTACAAACCAATTTACAACATGTTCAGGATTTATTGATGGCTCATCAACAATCGTTAAAAGTCCTTGTTTTTCCCATTCCCTTATAGGTGGTTTCAATTTAGCTTTGTCAAGATACTCTTTTCTTGCAAATGAGTGAGTTTTCCAAACATAATCACCATCAATTTTAAATAAACATCCTACAGCAGTGAAATCTCGGATAGAACCAAAGTCTAGTCCCCCTATACACGTTCTATGTTTAACATTTGGCATAGGTCTATTAGTTGCAAAAATTTCTTCATCAGTAGCAACACTTTTAGTTAAGTCAGTTTCAGGAAGATTCATACGTTTGGTTATGAACTCCTCACGTCCCTCTGGTTCATCTTCTAAATCTCTGTATTCATCAAAAATAACATCAAAAAGATTATCTGCATATTCACTTCTAGGATTACTAAACATTGGATTAGCTTTTTCCCAAACATCAGGATTATCAATTTCTTCATAATCATCAAGCTTACAGATGAAAATAAACATATTACTGTTAGGACTTTCACCACTTAAAATTTTACTAGCTTTTGCTTTTTGCTTATCTAAGAATCCATCTCTTACATAACCATCTGTAGTAATAAAAAACTCTCGTGGATTTTTCTTTTTACCTAACCCACTTGAGAATACTCTAACAGTATTATTATTTTCATATTGATGGATTTCATCATATACTACAGCTCCATCTCTTAATCCGTCTTTCGTACTTGCGTTTGATGTTCTAAACTTCAAGATACTTCTAGTCTTAAGATTTTGTATTTGTTCAAGAGTACATTTAAAACTCTTAACCATTCGCTGGTTTCTTGTAATAGCATTATAGCTCTCATTAAAAGATGTTTTAGCTTGTTCTTCAGAGTTGGCAACTATTGAAATATTATAATCTGGGATACCATGAAGTGAACTAATTAAAAAATTGGTTAAAACAGAAATTAATCCGTTCTTTCCTCCTCCACGTCCCATCATAATTAAAAAACGTCTATAATATGCCTTATCATTCTTCTTGTATAATAAAAAAACAAAAGCAATTATAAACTTTTGAAATGGTTGTAATTTAAAATAATATTTCTCTCCAAACTTTATACACTTTTCAATTAAATCATCATTGAAATATATATCATCTCTTGGAAAAACATATTTCTCTAATATTTCTATTAGCTGAATACGTTCTTTATTTAATACTATTTTACCTTCACGATAATCACTAATATACTCTTCTACATATTTATTTAAAATCATATTAGATCATCATCATTAATATCTTCTATGTAATCAACTTTAAAATTCCAAGTTCTTTCGATTGCAAGCATACTAGTGTTTAATTTACTAATTTCAGCGATAGCAGGATGAGTTTTTATATAACTTTGACTACCATTTTCTACTACAATAGTTACTCCTTGCTTTTTAATATCTTGCTTAAGTTTCGCTATTAATTCGACAAATTGCATGTACCTATTTACCTTCTCAATCTCAAGAATATTATCAGGTTGATTAATCTTTTCCAAAAGAAATTTTTTTAATTCTCTTTGGTTTACGGTCGATTTTTTTTTATCATTAGCTATACCACTCCCCCCCCTCGTGAAAAAAATATCGATTCAGCTCCGAAAAAGAGACCCGCCCGCTCCTGAA